ATATCTTTGCATAATGATCTGAATCAACTAAGTTCCTAACCTTCCTACCAAACCCCACAGCCAGATCAGCCGTGTTCGAACATTGAATCACCTTCTTATTAGGAAACTTTCCCAAGAACCAAGACGGCAACAGGTAAGAAGCAAACTCACTCTTAGTATGCCGAGGAGCCATATTGATAATCAATCTCTTGATCTTCCCAGCAGCAATCTCTTCAAACTTCTTCGCCATAACAGCGTGGTGTCTCCCACCCACAAACCCCGGCCACATCGTCTTCACATATTCCATAAAATGCGCTTGGGCTTTCTCCCTTTCTAACGCACTCTTATATACCTCAACACTCGACAAAAACTCCTCCTGCTCATTGGCCGGCAAAGTATTTATCAATTCCTCCAACTTCATTCCAAGTTCCTAAACTTAATATACGTAGGCCGAATAGTCCTACCTCTTTTATCTAACCGCTTTATAACACCTAGATCAACTAAACGCAATACCAAACCCAAAGTATTCCCTAATCCCATCTTTCCCCTCACATACGCTATATCCCTAATACTAGGACTATAACCATACTTCTTCCACCACTCATCAATGATCAAAAACACTTCCTTCTGCGCTGGACTCATATTAACCTCCATACATTCTTCATAAGTTTTATCACTCTTCTTCTCCGTCATCTTCTTATTTATCTGCACTTTATATTGCATTCAAACACCTCTCTCCTGTGATGTAGAATTAAACGTTTAATTCTACCTATTGCATTCACAACTACTCAACCTGTGTTGTAGAATTAAACGTTTAATTCTACCTATTACATTTTAGCCAACCTCTCCTGTGTTGTTAAAAATATATATACCCCCCATAGGCCAAAAGGAAATCACAAGGGGGCATCATCTCTAAACGAGGGGGTGGGTGTCGCTCCGGGAGGTTTTTCGAGGGGTGGGGTAGTAATAATTTCAGATGATTTGAGTGGAATAGTATGTATAGGATCCGAGACTCCGACTTGCTCAACTTGGGGGGTCGGGATAGGGTGGGGGTCGCCTGCTAGCTCTTTCAGAAGGGTGTCCGCCTCGATGATGGTGGCATCTTGTGCGCCTTCCCTCAGCATCGCTTTGAGTTGTGACATGATCTTAGCCTTGGTGTCAGCGCTCGATGTGATGGTGTGGACTTCCTTCCGTTCTAGGAAAGCCCCGACCTCAACGACTGTGCCGAGTACCTTCACAGCTTGGACTTTGATGGCGTCTTTAGCATCAGGATTTATGGCCACATCGACCAGAGTTTTGATCACGAGTTCCCTTAAGGCCTGTGGAGTTCGATGTTTACTCGACTCAATAGCCAGCTTGTAAGCTTCTATCTCTTGGACTACCCTAGGATCTTTTGCTATCGTGTAGGGATCTTTAGCCAAGCTCGATGGCTTAGCATCGGCCTTGTAGGCTCTCCTGTAGGCCTCAGCCTTCGATGATCCCTTCGCTATCTCTTGAGCGAATGCTTGCATCTTCGGTGTAATCGCTCTGTGTGAAACGCCTAAGATGTCAGCGATTGGTATTTGAGTTAGCCCTTCCCTTATCTCTTTCCTTGTTAATACTCTCATGGTGGTTTATCCTTCTCTTTATAGGAACATAATTAGAACCGCTGCACTTCGTGCGCTGCTGCATTTTTAACATATTTCCCGGGCTTTTCCTAGCCCCTAGCCTTACAACATCTTGACGCTATTTTGTAATTCTAAATGATTCATAGGGAAAATACCTAGCGTTGATTCATAAGGCTTTTTTAGGGGTTGGCACGATTCTATTATGCTATATATATGTAAGGTGCAAATAATTGCAACTACTTACAATCAATTACAAAGGATGTTAAAATGCAAACAACAAACGATTTACAAATGTACGGAACACCGGATATCAATTTATATATTCAAAGGCATTTTGCTAATTCAATAACTTATAAATTTTCCGGAGGGAGCATGGTAGTAGCCGGCCTGATGTCAGATGCACAAGAGATGATGGCAATGGACGATGTAGAGGGGGCTAGAAAAACCCTCAATATTGCAAAGCACATTTTATTCATGATCATGGATAAAGAGTTAAACGCCTAAACCCGAGCCCTTCGGGGCTTATTAACTTAAAGGAGAAATCATGGGATTTATTCTAAACACACCTGAGCAAATTGAGAGATACCGACTCTTGACCCTGTACCACGCACTTAAGCTTGAAACCCTTGGCCTGAAACATTCTAGGGGTTCAGTTTATGCCCTAGTAAAAAAGGAGTTCAGCCTAAAAGGTTCTAAGGCTAGTGTATTAGAACAGTTCGGGAAATTAATCGGAAAGTAACTGTAGCCCTTCGGGGCTTTAAAGGAGAAACCATGAATTATTACGAAACCCAGTTTTTTAGAATCGCACCATTCCCCTTAACCGAGGAAAACCAAGCAGAGCACAAGAACGGGCGCATAAGCTTAAAACTTCACTCACCTAGGGGAGAAACCAAGTGGATGGATATAACCCCCGAGCAAGCCCATCAAATCGAACTTATCTTATCTAAAGGAGCATAAACCATGATCGCAATTCAAACCAAATATTTAAGCCCCACGAATACCAAAGGAGCAAGAATAAAAGCTTTTGCAACAAACCGCCCTCTAAACTGGGGCGTGACTATTCCTTACGATTATTCAGAAAGTCACGAAATGCCACATTTTAGAGCTGTTCAAGCACTCATCAAAAAGCACAAGCTCGAATGGGATTTAAACAATATGCGCTTTGGTGGCATTGATAACGGATATGTATTCTGTTTTGATAAATCAATTGTTAAGGAGTCAATGTAATGGAACACACCGAAAGCGAATACATAAACTCAGGGTTTACTTTAGAGCGTAGGAGTCACCTCGTTATTTTGGCTGAGGAAATCCGGCAGAAAATTAATCTAATGCTAGACCAAGAAACCGATCAGGATAGGCCGGAGGCCGTTCGGCTCATCAACATAGGGAAAGCCGAGGGGAGACGCTGAGACACCGCCTAAAGCCCTCTACCCGAGGGTTTTGTGCGTCTATTTTGGCGTGTAAAGGAGTTCATCCCGTTAAAGGGAGTTCATCCGGTTTAAAGGAAAAAACAATGTACGACATAGCAACTAATCCAATACCAAAGAGCGATATGTGGGCGACTAAATCTATCGCAGAGATTCAAGACTTCATAGATATGATGCCATCCGATCAGAAGGCTAACTGTTGCCACATCCTCATGTGGACATTAAACGCTTGCCATAAGCTCGTGCAAGATGAGATCCTAGATCGTGAAATATTTGGGGGTTAAACATGAGATTTGAAACTGTTAGCCGAGTATGTTTTTTATTTGCGATCATCCTGATTGCGATCACACTTTTAAAGGGGTAATCATGGGTTTAGATATGTACCTAAGTGCAAAGAAGTATTTTTATTCTACGGACGATGATCCATTACCGACCAAAATTGCCGAGTTGGTGGGTATTAGTACACCGGTTCAATACATTTCTTTTAGGGCTATGTATTGGAGGAAATGCTTTCAAGTGAACGATTGGTTCATTGACATCTTGGACGATAGAGATGTTTTACAGGAGTGCGAGATAGACCGAGAAAAACTTGAGGACTTGCTTAATCAATGCAAACTTTTTCTCAAGGGTGAACCGTCTTATTTTAAGGATGGAGAAGAAGTCGAAGACTTAAAAGAAGAGATGGAGATCACAGTAGAAGGGCTCGAGAAATGTCTAAAAGAATTTCCCGATGGTTTTTGGTTTACTTATTGTGCAAGTTGGTAAGGAGAAAAAATGATTACTAAAAAACAAGTTGAAAAAGCCGGCTACACAATACTACCCCGAGGTGGGAGAGTCAGGCTTGACCCGACCGATATACCTCACGAATGGCACGACCTATGTAATGACTTTGGGGTAGACCCAAAATGTAAGGAGATCATCCTATGTGTGTGTGGTGTGATGGAAATAGGAGAACACGAATGATAACTATATTTTTTGAACGAGATGGAAGTGTATGTGAGTCGGTACATTTTGCGACAGAAGGGTGTTATGTCACTTGCTATAGTGCTCTTGAGCATTACGCAAGACTTAATAACTTAGACATGACAGAAGTAAGCACAAACGAAGACTGGCATGAAGAGCACGAAGCCAGTCAGAACAACACTTGAGGAGAAGACAAATGAACAGCGACCTTTTAGATGAATACTGCGACCAAATGTTTGGTCATGAAGACTGGCAAATGAACTGGGACAAAAAGGGAAACCTGATTGTCACTTTCTATAAAAAAGCTAGACCCGAATACTTAGAATTACATGAGGAGAATGAAGAATGAAACAATTAACTATAAATTTAGAAGAGACGGACGATGCAATGATTCAAATTCTTGCTAAACATGCGGTGTTAAACGGAGAATATTCTGAGGACTTTGACTATGCATACGAGTGCGAGTGGAGGTACTTTGAGGATGAATTAAATAGAATGGGAGAAGAATGAGATCTAATCTAGCCCAAAAGGCCAAGCTAGTACCGGCTTTTAGTGGTTTCGTACACCCCGACCAAGGGGTTGACGAGATCTATTTATCAGCCGATGATCTAATTGGAGCGGTTCTCTGCGAGTCGTCTCCTCACTTTAACCGAGTAAAACTAAGAACAGGCATCATCTATTACATGAGAGATGCCGATTTGGAGAAATCATGACCATAGAATCAGAGATCAAACGCCTTGAAAAGCTAGCCAAGTGGCATATGAATCAGTCAAATGATCTGCTCCGGAACAATCCGAGAGACATGAAACAACACCGGAACGATGCTAAAAGCCTAGCAAATTTGGTAGAAAAATTAAGGAGTTCATCCCTTCAAGGAGAAAACCATGAATAATTTAGATAAAAGATATCCACGCACTTTGAGCGAGGCATTCCCAAATGATGCTGAGCACTCCTATGCCATCATAGCCACGGCTAAAAGGCCTCTGTATGCCTTGCATTGGCTAGGTTATGGGTTTGTCTGTATGTTTATCGGCTTTATCTTTGGAAGATACCTTTGAAGAGCCTGTTCGCCATCTACTTGGTGGAAGATGAGAATGGTTTCGTAACTGTCAAGTCCGACCATGTGGGTAAGGGTTTGATGTGTTACGAGATCGGAGTAGAAATCCTAGCCAACCTCAAGATCGCGGAGCATGTAAACCCCGAAGTCTTGAGTGTTGACTACCTTTATTATTCAGAAAGCCTACATTGAGCGACAAAGGCTTAGTCCTAATTGGAGTACGCCTATCCTCTTCATTGTGTCGTTAGCATCTTCTCCAACGACCTCGCTCATCCAGTACTTCCATCCGATCTCTTTTGCTATGCGTTCACCCGTTTTACTCGCATCATTGTCAGCCACGACAAAACCGGTGGGCAATCTGCTTGCGATTTTCTTCATGTTTCCCGCACTAAAACAGATATGAATCGTGTACCTTCTGCTCAGTTTTCTCAGCGCAGTTTGGATGGAAAGACCAGTAGCATACCCTTCACAGAGAACATGAACTCCCTTGTTATCGATGATCAGCTCAGCAAAACTGGTGCGTTGACCATACAAAAACTTCTTATCCCCATCCTCTTCGATCAACTGGCATCCAACAAGGTGGCCATCCACTCGCATGGGTACGACCAAGGTTTTTAAGCCTTCGTGAGCCCATACTCTATCCTCCATGCCCACGAACCCCTTTTTATTGAGATACTCATGCTTAGCCAGTAATGTCTCTCGCATGATAAAGGATGCCCTCTTGACCGCATCCAACTGATCAGCCTGTCGCTTTGCATCAGCTTGTCTCATATCCCTAGCTATTTTTTGACGGTCTATCTTTACAGGAGACTCAATCTTCCATAAAGAAACATCCGTATCCATTGCATGGTTCTGTACAAAGCCATGATCTCCCATGAACTTTACCGCTCCGTTGCGCTTTCTAGGATGATCTTCTGTTGGGTATCTCCTCCATACCCCGATGGGCGGGACATGGTCTATGAGAATCCCATGCGCTTGGCAAAATGAAATGAATTCCATTACCGCATCCTCCTAATTGATCTGATGTACCGCTTGATGCCGGCATCTACAAACCTAACAACCTCATCGCTTGGTGTTATTGGAGAGTCATGTAACATCCTAGGCCATACTCCGAACTTTTCTTTGTAGACATTTGCAGCTCTACCGCTCGACCATCCCTGTACTTTTACATACCATTGGAGCATTGACCACCAACTCTGCTTATCTCCACGAGCCATAGTGCCTGTCAGCTCTTGCATTTCACCCGCTACCGCCTCAACCTTGGTCTTTTTTTCCCGTACATGACCGCACGACTTGCAAACATCAGAGTTCAAAGGCCATAGAGCCTGACACTTAGGACATTTAGAAGCTTCTTTCTCTTTTATTGTTGGTTCTTTCTTGGCCTTCTCCTTGCCATCATCCAACTCACTAACCCCTTCGCCAAATACTTCGTCCCAATCTCCTCTGAATCTCAAGTAATTACCGGAGTGATCAAGCCATACTGCAAACTCTTTACCTTCATAACCCCTCATCACCCGACCCATTTGTTGGATGTGAGATGACAATGACTTGGAAAATGGACGAGCTGATACGCCGATCAGAACATCAGGCACATCGAATCCCTTGGTTAAGATATCCGTTGCAATAAGCCCATGAATCTCCGTATCAGGCTTGCTGAAATCCTTGATGACTTCCTTCTTAAACTCATCGTCATCCTTGTAACTGATGCTAATAAAGTTATAGCCACGCTCTCCAAACTTCTTGGCCAAATCGTTACCATGATCTACACCTGAGCAAAACACCACAGTCTTGGCCGGTTTACCAAAGATCTCATGCGTTTTCTTCTCCCACTCGACCACGATATCTCCGGTGATCTGCATACCTCGCTTGGTTGTTTCCTGTGGTGACCACTCACCGGCTACCTTCTTAGCCCCCGTCATGTCAATCTCTTTAGCTATAAACACCTTGAGAGGTACGAGCACCCCCTGATCCACCAACTCACGAGTGGTGACCGTGGAAATCACATCCTCATAAACATTAGACAATCCCTTGGTGAAAGGTGTGGCACTCAATCCTATGACTCTGATGTCTGGATTGTTCTTGATGAACTCGACCGTAGCTGATCGAGTTTGGTGTGCCTCATCTACAATTAAAAGATTGAGGCCGGGGAACTCATCCCTCCTCTCTAATGTTTGAGCTGAGCAGATTTGAATCCTTTCGTGTGGCCTGTTCCTCCAATGACCAGACTGAAGTACCCCGTGATCGATGTCGTACTTGTCTAGCCGTGAACTGGTTTGATCGCACAGAATGATCCTGTCAAGAACCATTGCAGCTCGATTACCTTTGTCCTTGGTTGCCTCTAGTAAGGCAATAGCCATCTCTGTTTTACCCGCGCCTGTTGGGGCATAAAGCATCATGCTTTTTTTGCCTGATGCAAAACCTTTACGCAAAGCCTCTAGCGTAGCCGACTGATACGGCCTTAGTTCTAATCCCATTTTGTTTCTCCAATTACTAGCACACGAGCCTGCTAGCTTAGGCTTTACTTACTTCTTCCGTTGTATTGCTGATATCTGCTTCTTTAGTTGAGCATTCTCATTCAAAAGAGTGTCTCTACTGATCCGCGTTGACTTCAGCTCTATTTCAAGTAACCTGATTTCCTCCCTTAAAGTTTGAATAGTTTTAGTTGCTAAATCTTTCTCTGATTCATCAGCTTGCATGACCGCTACTGCCAAACGATCTTTCAATTTATCATTCTCATCAGCCAAAGTCTTGATCACTTCAGAACTTCTGTCATCAGTCTCTTTATTCTTTGCTTCTGTGGGTTTGGTATCGTACTTCGCTTTTCTTTCAAACACCTTACCATTACGGGTTACTTTTACCTTCTCAGGTTTACTCTTCCCTCTCATTTGCGTAACAAAAGGTACAGATACCTTGCAAGCCTTAGCTATTTCTTGATCAGACCAGAACTGCCATTCAAAATCTTCAAGCATATCCTTGACTGCGTTGCGCTTGTCTTCATTGGTACGATGCCTACCGTTGTCAAAGTTAACGCTCTTTGATCTGAGGATAGCGTCTCTCAATGTACCGTTGACTATCTGCGCTTCAATCTCTGTCTTACCGGCCTTCTGATGGGCAAAGAATCTGTGGAATCCATCTGTTAAATAGTACTTAATGCCATCAAAGTACACAATCACCGATGGAAATCTTGCTCCTGCAATTAAAGCATCTGCGTACTCATTGACCGCCTCTTGAATGATCTTGACACGAGACTGAGTACCGCCGTCTAAAGTTAGTTGATTTAGTTTTAACATTTATTTTCCTTGTTCTCTCATTGTCCAACCTAATAAAAAGTATGTCCATTTTGTGTTGATGTTTATTTTTGTATATCTAGTGCCATTCCATAAATCACTTACGTGTTTTGATTTAGTGGCCATAAAAAACTCAAACGCTTGTCTAGCTTTGTCCATAATTAACCCCTTTTAATTGCTCTTTTTGTCCAACATTCTGCACATATCCACTTGGTGGGCGACATAAAGATACCCCCATGTGGGATTCTTTGACGATTACATTTTTGGCATTCCTTCATTTGATGTACTGGTTGGCACTTACCCAAGCCTAGCTGTTGTGTTACAAAACTCATTCGTATTCCTCTTGAACTGGCCACATTACTACTGGCGTTTCTTCTCCTATATATCCACCTTCTATATTAAATTCAATAAACTCCTCTGCCTCCTCCGGTGTCATACCATCACGATCCACAAAGATATCTATGATCTTCATGCCATCGTAGACAAGTACATCTACCCTAGTCTGATCACGCCAGATACATGCTTGACCGCATATAGCCTCATCCAATCCATCGTATTTAATCATCAAAATCTCCTCGGTGTGGCGGGAAACATTTCTCATAGAACCCTTGTCTTTTATCCCAGTTCCATCTTTCCCATGAGTAGTAAATAACCTTCAATCTTTTGTTTGAGTATCTCCACAAGGTTCTCATATGTTCTTCTCCTTTTTGTTCATCATTAATCGCTCTCTTTTAAGCCATCAATCTGGTCAATAATCCACTGACAATCTTTACGTAATGCATCAAATAAAGGTTTTGATTCTTTATCTATTGTTCCATCATCATTAAAAGAGTGATGAATATAAAGCTCTTCATATATGCTTTTGGTTCTTACATTTATTGTTAGGTTTACATCTGTTTCCAAGTCCCATATATGTCTTAAGATTTGTATTGCATCTTCAAATTCACCCGTACAACAATTAGAAGTGTATAAACTAAATTTATAGCCACCATCTTGATCTACTTGTTCATTAATTGGCTCTTCATCAATTTCTAATGAAATTGGTTTTAATATTGTTTTCATAATAAACCCTCCTCAATAAAAAATTTATACATGTCTTTGTACCTTTTATTGAATTTACGCATTGTCATCGGTGGGGGGGATGCATCGTCACCATATAACATATACCAATCCTCTAAAGTAGCCTCAAGTACATCAACATTCAAACCAAACGCATCTGCTACTGATCGCCATACCCCGTGCGCTGCTTGAGCAGAGGCTCCCATCCAAATTCCTGATACTGGTGACCCATCAGGAGCTTTTCCATAATAATCTTTAAACATAATGTTGTATGCTTTTGTAGCTTCTCGTCCAACATCAATCCAATTCCTTAGATTTGTAGCTTCAAAATAATTATGCAAATCATCGGCGGGTTCATGCCAGAAACCATCTTTTCTCTTTCTTTTATTAGAAGACCGCCATGTTCTTATATAAAATAATGCCTCTTCTTTGGTTAGTTTTTTGGTCATGTGTTTTTCTCCTTGAGTTTTTCCTCTATCAAATGGTAAAAAAGAATCAAACCTTGTCCATCATGCTGAGTAAGTATGTCTTGGTACTCCTCATCAGTCAGTCCTAACCATTCTTTCTTGCAAAAGCCACCATAGTTAGAACACATTTCACTTTGCTCTATCTGTCTCTTGCGCCACCCTGATATGTCAGTCATGTGTTCTTCTCCTTAATAACTTTATCCCAATGATCTCCGTATATCTCATCAGCTTGTACCCATTCAAGCAAGTTAATCCAAATTGAATGTTCATACCCAAGATAGTTGTACATCTCTGCCATAAGCAAATGGCTCGCCT